CACTGACAACCGCCGTGTGACTAATCTTGAGTAATGAATCTAGACATAATCCAAGAGATGTGGGAGAAGGACTCTGAGCTCCACCGTGAGTTGCCTGAGCTCCTTGCCAACGACAGTCTTGAATCAGCACGTCTACACTCAAAGTATCTTCGATACTGGAATGAGTTTAGGTTGATGCTATCTGAAGCAGAAAGGAATTACAGCAAACAGAGACTTGAGAAGTTTGAATACTACTCAGGTAAAAGGACAATCGAAGGGAAGGCATTCCCTACCAAAGTATTGAAGGGAGATCTATATCTCTACATCGATGCTGATGATGATTTGTGCAAGGCAAAGGCAAAAGTAGAGTATCTTGAAACTTGCATAAATTCTATTGAGAGGATTCTTAAACAGATTGATAACCGAGGTTTTCATATCAAGAATGCTTTCGACATCATCAAGTATTATGCAATTAGATGACAACAGTAGAAAAGAAAAACGAAGTCTTTCTGAAAGTTGAAGCAGAGCAGCACGTCCACAAAGAGTTATCAGACTACTTCTGCTTTGATGTCCCAAATGCCAAATACATGCCTCACTACAAAAAGAGGCATTGGGACGGAAAGATTCGTCTCTACTCACCAGGCACAGGAGAAATTTATGTAGGTTTGTATGACTATCTGCAAGAGTTTATGCAGAAGAAGGGATACGATCTTACAATCAAGGACAATAAGTTTTACGGTCTCCCCGAGGAGGAGGAAGAGTATGTCAGCCCTGAGAGTGTTGCGGACTTTGTTAGATCTCTGGGTCTGCCTTTCAAGGTCAGAGATTACCAACTCCGAGGAATATTCACGGCACTTAAGCATCGTAGGAAGTTACTACTATCCCCGACAGGATCAGGAAAGTCCCTGATCATTTACTGTCTCGTCAGATGGTATATGGAGAAGGGACTGGATACGCTCATCATTGTCCCCACTACGTCACTGGTTGAGCAACTCTACAAAGACTTTGAATCTTATGGGTGGAAGGCAGATGCTCACGTCCACAAGATCATGGGGGGTCGTGAGAAATATGTCAAAGACCCTGTTGTCATTTCTACCTGGCAATCTATCTACAAAGAACCCAGAAAATTCTTTGAAAGATTCGGTGCTGTGATCGGAGACGAGGCACACCTCTACAAAGCAAAGTCACTGGTGGGTATTCTCACCAAGATGACTGACGCAAAATACCGCGTTGGACTGACGGGCACCCTAGATGGTATGGAGACACACCAGTTGGTGCTGGAGGGTCTGTTTGGTAAGTGTGATCAAGTCACCAAGACAAAAGAATTGCAAGAGAAGGGACACCTCACCCCCTTGAAGGTTAGAATTCTTTTGCTCAAGCATGGATGGGTGCCGTTTGATAGTTATCAACAGGAGATGGATTACATCGTTTCCCATGAGAGGCGTAATAAATTCATCACAAGGTTGGCACTTGACCTAGAAGGCAACACATTGATTCTCTTTAATTACATCGAGAAGCATGGTGAGCCATTATACGAGAGTATAAATAGTATGAGGAGCGACCGTAAGGTATTTTTTATCCACGGTGGCATCGATACTGAGGACAGAGAAGAAGCGAGACAGATTACAGAGAAGGAAACTAATGCTATAATTGTCGCAAGTTATGGCACCTTCTCCACGGGTATCAACATCCGTAATCTACACAATGTTATCTTTGCTTCTCCATCCAAATCTAGAGTAAGGAATTTACAATCTATTGGTAGAGTCTTGAGAAAGGGTGACAACAAGTCACAGGCAGTGTTGTATGATATTGCCGATGATTGCTCTAGAAACTCTCAACATAATCATACTCTGAGACATCTGTTTCACCGAATGGCGATCTATGATTCCGAAGAGTTTGACTATGAATTAACCAAGATAAAGTTTAACGACCTTCGATGATTAACTACATCCAACACGAGCAAGAGTTTTATGGGGTCATTAAGTTGACCTCAGGTGATGAAATCATGGGTCCGATGCTCGCTACTGAGGAAGAGGGTCAGTCGGTTATTTTTGTCTCTCACCCAGCAAAACCACACATCACCACAGTCAGCGCTACCGAAACCAAGCAAGGTATTTCTATTGGTCTGGCAAAGTGGATGATGTTTTCTGAAGAAGAATTCTACATTGTTAATGAGTGTGATGTCATTTGCATTGCTCCTATGAGTGATGAAGCAGTGCAAATGTATAAAATGTGGTTACGACGTGAGTATGGCAGCAATGCAGATGATGATTACTTCCACGCAGCAATCAATGAGGACATGGGTCTTATTGGCAAGGTTGATGATTTTAGAAACCAATTAGAGAAAGAGTGGAAGAATAGTGTTGACTAATACTTATATTTAAGTTATATTAGTCACATGAATTGTTATATCAATACATGCAGACTTTATACATGCCTAAACAAAGGAAGCAACACTATGTAGATAACAAAAGATTTCTTGACGAGCTTGTTGTTTATCGTCAAGCTGTCAAACTTGCTGCGTCCAAAGGCAAACCCAAACCTAGAATCAATGATTATATTGGTGAGTGCTTCTTAAAGATTGCCACTCACCTTTCCTATCGTCCTAACTTTATCAACTACATGTATAAAGAGGACATGATCTGCGATGGTATTGAAAACTGTGTCCAATACATTGACAACTTCGATCCTGCAAAGTCCACTAATCCATTCGCATACTTTACTCAGATTGTTTACTATGCATTCCTGAGACGCATCGCAAAAGAGAAGCGTCAGATGGATATCAAAGATAAACTTATCGAAAAGAATGGTTACGATGAGGTTTTCTCAGTTGACGGTAGCGATGACTACGCTACAATGAATTCGATTAAATCTCGTATCGAGACCACGATGAGGAGTTGACTGAATGCCTGAAGTGAAAATCCACCAATATGACAAGTGGGTCACCGATTGGTCTGTCTATGTTGGTGACGAGGATCTGGGCAAGGTCCGAATTGTGAAAACACGGTTTGGGATGCACAAGAGTTACCATGAAGACGGTAAAGAGTTAATCCTTGCAATGGAAAAGGATCACTGCATTAGTGCTACATACTGGCACCTGAAGTGGAAGCGTGATGGTTATGTCCCACCAGTGGGAATGGACGACGTTAAAACTTACGACAGTTATGTTGGCGGTAAACTATGATGATAGACTATGACAAAGAATGGCAGGAGCAGATCTTTGCTTCTGCCGATGAGTTAGCGTCACTGGTAAATGGTGACTGGCACACCACATCTGTGCTAGACTCACGAGGTAAGAAATTGAAACGCATCGTTATTGAGTATGAAGATCCTGCTGATTACTGACCAACACTTTGGAGTGAGGAATGATAACCTCGTATTCATTGAAAAGTATAGGCAGTTTTATAGCAAGGTCGTCTTGCCAACAATCGATAAGTTTGGTATCACTGAGGTCGTTGCCCTTGGTGATACCTTTGATCGTAGGAAGGGTATCAACTTCAATTCGTTGGATGCTGCAAAGGAGATGTGGTTTACACCTCTCGCTGAGCGTGGTGTCCACCTCACCATGCTAGTAGGTAATCATGATATCTACTATAAAAATACTTTACGCATCAATGCCCCCGATCTCCTTCTCGGAGAATACAGCAATATTGATGTCGTGGATCAACCTGGGCAGCGTAGAATTGGTGACGTTGATATACTTCTTCTGCCTTGGATTTGTGATGACAATCGAGAGCGATCTAGAGTGGAAACGGAGCGCAGTAGTGCTCCTATCTGCATGGGCCATCTTGAGCTTAATGGTTTTGAAGCTCTTCCTGGACATCGTATGGAGCACGGTGACGATCCCAGTGTATACTCAAAATTTGATCTGGTCTGCTCTGGACATTTTCACATGAAGTCTCGTAAGGGACACATCAACTATCTGGGCAATCCTTATCAACTGTATTGGAATGACTTCGGTCAGTCTCGTGGATTTCATATTCTAAATACTGATACGAAGAAGTTGACATTCTATCGTAATCCATATGATATCTTCCAAAAGATCTACTATCACGATGACTGCTTAGATGAAGTCAAAGAGATGGATCTGAAGGGGTCTTATGTGAAACTTGTTGTTGAAGATAAAACTGATCAAGTCAAATTTGACCAGACCATTCGTTATCTCCAGCACTGTGAAGCAGCAGATCTTAAGATTATTGAAGATACAACATATGAATTGGGTGAAGATGTTGACGACGTAGAAGTTGAAGATACTTTGACGATTCTTGAAAGGTGTGTTGCTGACATGCCAAACAAAGATTCTATCTTCAGTATCTTGAAGTCACTCTATGTTGAGTCGCTGGAGGTCTAATGGGCAAGGAATCTGAAAAAATGTATGTCCTCGTAGAGGAAGACAGTGGTGGTGTCTATGCCGTGTGGGACAATGCCTCACAAGAAAGGATCGTCCAGATGTTCCTTGCCAAAGATGATGCTATAAGGTATCATGGTTTACTGGAAGCCAGCAACTTCCCTAGAGTATTGGAGATTGCAGAAGTTGATAAAGATGATGTCTTAGAAAACTGCAGGATCCATGGTTACAGATACACCTTGATATCTGAAAATGACATTGTAGTGCCACCGTCCTCCGTAACATGATCGTATTTGAAAAAGTTAGATGGAAAAATTTTCTGTCTACTGGCAATGGTTTTACTGAAGTCAATCTAAACACACATAGGTCCACCCTTATTATTGGATCAAACGGCGCAGGCAAGTCCACAATGATGGACGCTCTGTGCTTTGCTTTGTTTAACAAACCTTTTCGCAAGATCAACAAACCACAACTGGTTAACAGCATCAACGAAAGGGAATGTGTGGTTGAAGTTGAGTTTTCTATCGGATCTACACAATACAAAGTAGTTAGGGGAATTAAACCTAATGTATTTGAAATCCACAGAAACGGAAACCTCATCGATCAAGATGCGGCAAACCGAGACTACCAGAAATATCTTGAGCAGAGCATACTTAAATTTAACTTCAAGTCTTTCACTCAGGTTGTTATTCTTGGTAGTAGCACTTTTGTCCCTTTCATGCAGCTTCCTGCTGCTCATAGACGAGAAGTTATCGAAGATCTACTGGATATTCAAGTCTTTTCACGAATGAATATGCTGTTGAAAGACAGAGTTAAAGAGATCAAGAGTGAAATTACTGAGTGTGAGCATTCTGTTGCCCTTGCACAGAATCGATATGACATGCAAAGCAAAAATGTGCATCGTTTAAGTGACTTACACAGTAAAAATGAAGAGGATATTCTGTCTCGAAAGAGTCAGTGGGTGGATACCATCACTAAAACTGAAAAGGATATCGAAAAAACTCAACTACAGATCGAATCTGTCTCAGATTTGTTGGCAAAATCTGCTTCAAACAAGGATTCCTATCACAGAATGCGTGATCTGGTGTCCTCAGTCAAGCAGAAGATCCAAGATAATCTATCAACAATCCAATTCTTCACTGACAATGACACTTGTCCGACCTGCACACAAGAGATTGGAGCAGAATGGAAAGATTCTCACATCAAAATCCTTAAAGATAAGGATGATAACTTCTATAAGAAGTTAGATGAGATGAAACCAGCACTCACTAAGATTGAGGAGAGGGTAAATGTTGACATTGAGAATGCAAAACGATACGAATCTCTGAAAACTGAGTTAAAAAACCTCAAGACTTACAAAGCATCTGCTGAAGCACGTCTAAAAGACATTCGACCAACTCAGGATGACTCTTCTCTGAAGTGTGAGCAGAAAACTCTTGCTCAATATAAGGAAGATTTGGACTCTAAACTGGAAGAGTGTGCAAAGGTCAATGCAAACCATGCAAACTATTCAATCGTATCTAAACTTTTGAAGGATGGTGGCATCAAAACCAGGATCATTCAAAAGTTTATCCCCATCATCAACCAAAGGATCAACAAATACCTGCAGGAGATGGATTTCTTCGTCAACTTCACCCTTGATGAGGAGTTTAATGAGGTGATTAAGAGTCGCTATCGTGACGAGTTTTCTTATGCCTCCTTCTCTGAGGGAGAAAAGCAAAAGATTGACCTGGCATTGCTGTTTACTTGGCGTGATGTTGCTCGGTTGAAGAATTCAACCTCCACAAACCTTCTAATTCTTGATGAGGTATTCGATTCTAGTCTTGATAGCACTGCTACTGAAGAGTTGCTGAAGATTCTGAAGGGTCTTGGGACCAATACTAATCTTTACATCATTTCCCACAAGGGGGAGTTGCTTTTAGACAAGTTTGAGACTACAATACAATTCGTTAAAGAAAACGATTTCTCTTCTCTGCGTGTGGATGAATAAAACATGAAGCATATTTTGTTTACCCTTAAGGGTTGCAACGCTAGTCTTCTCAACGATGAAAATTTTGTGAGAGATACGGTATATCAGGCATCGATCAAGTGTAAGTCCACGTTGTTGGCACTTAACTCTCACAAGTTTGATCCCCAGGGAGTTACTTGTATCGCTATGCTTGCTGAGTCTCATATCAGCATCCACACTTGGCCAGAGAAAGGGATGGCAGTATGTGATGTATTCACCTGTGGTGACCACACCAAACCCAAAAAGGCAGTTGAATACATGAAACTAATGTTTGATGCTCAGGGGATTGTCAGTAAACAATTTGTCAGACCATTGGAATGAAGAATAAATATGAAGTGACATATCACCTCCCCACAACTGGGACAAAACGTCACAAGACCCAGGTAGAAGCGGTCCATCAATTAGAAGCAAAGAAACTGTTTGAGGCGTCGATGCCCTCAGCAAAGTTTCTCACTGCTCGCCAGTTGCCAAACTGGCACTCTTGACCTCCCTCCTCCTGGTGGGGGGTCTTATACTATGTGGGTAACCGAGACAGAGACAGATGACCCTTCACACCATCAAAGGCAACCTCGCCCGACTGCTCGCCACCGAAAACCTGACGGTGGAGCACAAACAGTGTGATACGGCATCCTTCGATGTCGATGCTCGCGTCCTCTCTCTGCCCCTCTGGGTCGTCTCTAACACCGTTTACGACCTTCTTCTGGGTCATGAGGTGGGTCACGCTCTATTTACGCTAAAAGAAGAATGGGATGACATCGCCAACACCATTCCAAAGTCATACCTCAACATTGTAGAAGACGCTCGCATCGAGAAACTGATGAAGCGTAAGTTTCCTGGTCTTCGTAAGGACTTTTACAATGGTTATCGTGAGTTGCATGATCAAGACTTCTTTGGTGTCGCTGATCGCAACATCAACAAACTGAAGTTGATCGATCGCATCAACCTACACTTCAAGATTGGTATCGTTAATGCTACCGATCCTATCGAATTCTCTCCCGAGGAGCAGGAATACGTTGACATGGTTGCATCAGCAGAGACTTTCGCTGATGCTGTTGTCGCTGCTCGTGAGATCTTTAACTATCAGCAGGAAGTTGATACCGCTCCCAACCCAGAGACTCCTGATGACGGTCAGGGTAGTGGTGTTGACTCGTCTGTGACCAACCAAGAGTCCTCTGAGGAGAATATTCCTAGTGAGGATGAGGGTGACGCTGATCAAAATGCTCCTGCAGGATCTTCCGATGCTCCTGCCGAAGGTTTTGAGCAAGATGACTTCGACTTTGGTGGTCAAGATGCAGGCATCACTGATGAGAATTTCAATGATGCATTGAAGCAGAATCTGGATAAGACTTCTTGGAATTCTCCTTCTTACTTTGATGTCCCTAAGATCAATAGTGAGTCTGTTGTTGTCCCTTGGACTAAGGTTTGGGAGACTGCAGAAGCATTCTGGGGTCGTCCTCAATACACTGATCCAAGTCATGAGGCATTCTGCGGGATCAACTTCACCGAAGCAGACAATGCATACTCTGCCTTCCGTAAATCTATTGCTTCTGAAGTCAATTATCTTGTGAAAGAGTTTGAGTGCAAGAAGTCTGCTGCTGCATACGCTCGCGCCTCTACTTCCAAGACTGGTGTGCTCGACACCCTCAAACTCCACAATTACAAATTCAGTGATGACATCTTCAAGCGTGTCACTATCACCCCTGATGGTAAGAATCATGGTCTGATCTTTCTTCTTGACTGGTCTGGGTCCATGGGCAATGTCATCTTTGACACTGTGAAGCAACTTCTCACCCTTTGCCTCTTCTGTAAGAAGGTCAACATTCCTTTCAGTGTCTATGCATTTGGTAATTTCTTCTGGGAGCGTAATGAGACTGACTGGAAGGAGCATCCCCACCATAAAAATCCTCAATCAGGTCAGTTTGATATTCCTCCCAACTTCAAACTCGCTGAGTTTCTGAGTGGTGACTGCAACAAGAATCAGTTTGAGCGTCAATGCCGTAACCTTTACCGAATTGCCTCTCACTATGAGAGCGGACGGAATTACTACCGCTATATCATCCCCATCCCCCATGACTTCCAACTGGGTGGCACTCCTCTGAATGAAGGTCTCATCTGCCTTCGCACCATCCTTGGTGAGTTTAAGGAAAAGTATGGTCTCCAGAAGGTCCACTCTGTCGTCCTGACTGATGGTGAGTCCTGCTGCGTGGGTAAACTCCAACACTCCAAGTATTCTAAGGATGGTGTGTCTGACACCACTCTCTATCGGACTGCTGGTGGTGCCAACCCTACTGTCCGAGACAAATCTATTGGATACGTTGGCACTCCTGTGGAAAACACTGCCTATGCCCTGACTCCTGCCCTTCTGGATTACCTGCAGTGTGCATATCCCGAGGTCAACTTCATTGGTATTCGTCTTGCTTCTAGTCGTGACGCTGCCCAGCACATTCGCTATCGCTTGAGTTACAGTCAAGATGAGATCAGTAACAAAATTGCTGAGTTTCGTAAAAACAAGTCTCTTCGTGTCGTTGCCCATGGGTATACTGAGTTGTATCTGATGCAGGCAGACACCCTGAATCAAGATACAGACTTTGAGGTTGATGAAGATGCAACCAATGCTCAGATTCGTAATGCATTCCGAAAGTCTCTCAAGGGTAAAGCAAACAACAAGAAGATTCTCTCCTCATTCATCTCTCACATCGCATGAATATCTTTGCCGTCCATGAAGATCCATATCTGGCAGCAACAATGTTGCCAGATAAGCATATCGTCAAGATGCCACTAGAGTGTTGTCAGATGCTTAGCATCGTATATTCTAAGTGGTATCTTAATTTGGGTGCAGTATTCAAGGCAGATGGCACCCCATATGCTACCGAGAAAGGTGCATTCAGGAATCATCCATGCACTCAATGGGTTGCTAAAGATCGACATAACATCCACTGGTTATTGCAACATGGCATAGGTTTGTGTGAAGAATATACATATAGATACGGCAAGACTCACTCCTGTGAGAAGTCTATTCGTGTTGCAGCACTCCTAGCACCCTACGGGTGCCCTGAGAAGCACACTCCTTTTGCTCGTGCCATGCCAGACGAGTGGAAGCAAGACGCATTCATTGACACTATCACTGCATACCGTCGCTACGTTTCCAGCAAACCTTGGGTATTTGACAATTATCTAAGGAAACCAGAGCGCCGACCAGATTGGATACTGTCCACCACCGCCGTCGATCCCCTCGATATCCTGGTATGATTACAAGGTAATCGAGAGAAACACCTCAATGCCTCGCACCGCTGACGTGACCACCAACGATATCATTGACTTCCTGACCCGTAATTTCGGTGCTGACGTGCAGACTGCACACCTCCTTCGTGCTGCAGACCACTTTGACGTGTCCTATCCCACCATCACCAAGCGTCTTGATTCTTACAAGGCAGGTCGTGGTAAGTGGTGCCTCACGGTCGAAGAAGTGCGTGAGCAACTTGAGAAGCAAATCATTCCCGCTCAGGAAAATATTAACTTGATCCCGCAGAAAGATAACAATTTTGTCCCGTTCGGTAACTTCCGAGACCTGAAGAAGATTGTCGGTAGCAAGATCTACTACCCCATCTTCATCACTGGTCTGTCTGGTAACGGTAAGACCTTTGGTGTTGAGCAAGCATGTGCTCAACTAAATAGGGAGCTGATTCGCGTCAACATCACTATTGAAACCGACGAGGATGATCTTATTGGTGGTTTCCGTCTTGTTGATGGCAACACTGTTTGGCATAACGGACCAGTCGTCGATGCTCTGGAGAAAGGAGCTGTGCTGCTTCTAGACGAGATTGACCTGGCATCTAACAAGATCCTGTGTCTTCAGTCTGTGCTGGAGGGTAAAGGTGTCTTCCTGAAGAAGGTCGGACGCTATGTCAAACCTGCTCCTGGTTTCACTGTGGTTGCTACTGCCAACACCAAAGGTAAGGGTAGTGACGACGGTCGTTTCATCGGCACCAACGTGCTCAATGAGGCATTCCTTGAGCGCTTCCCTCTGACCTTCGAGCAAGAGTATCCCACTCCTGCAATCGAGACCAAGATGCTCAACAACTATTGCAAAGATCTTGACGCCTGTGATGACAAGTTTATTGCTAATCTTGTCCTGTGGGCAGACATGATTCGCAAGACCTTCAAAGAAGGTGGTGTTGATGAGATCATCTCTACTCGTCGCCTGGTCCACATCATTCAGGCATACGCTATCTTCGGTGACCGTGCCAAAGCAATCAGTGTCTGTCTGAATCGTTTCGATGACGAAACCAAGCAGTCATTCTCCGATTTGTATGATAAGATTGATGGTGAAGTTTCCATGGCAGACGTTGACAACCTTCTCGCTTCTTGATAATTATGGCATATAAGTATGACGAAGATCGCATCCTTAATGAGTTGCGTGACTACATCACCAGCACCTACCACCAACATTACTCTGCTGGTGATGATGGAATCCAGACACTCGATTTGATCGAAGCGTGTGGAGATGGTGAAGCATTTTGTAGGAGTAACATCCTCAAGTATGCTTCACGATATGATAAGAAAGGCACAGCTAGACGTGACATCATGAAGGTGCTACACTATGCAGTGCTGTTGATGCACTTCAACGATAAAAACGCTACACCACGAGAAACCTACAACCAGTAAATTATGTCTGAGCCGATCAAACTTTCCAAGAAAACTATCAGTGTCCTGAAGAGTTTCTCTGAGATCAATCGATCTATTTTTATCGAGAAAGCTGAGAAGACTCTTGCCACGATGTCTCTCAACAAAAACATCCTTGCATTCTCTTCCTGTGGGGAAGAGTTTCCTGAAGACCTTCCCATTTATGACCTGGGTCTTTTCGTGAAGACTTGCATGATGTTTGATGCACCTCATCTGGTGTTTGCTGGCAACAACAAGGTCCACATCATCGATCAAACCACCAAGGGCAAAGCAACCTATGTGCTGAGCGATCCTGAGATCATCAGTGGTCGTCCTCCCTCTCAGTATGATCCTAACCTTCCAGATAAGGTAATCAACTTTGAGTTGAAAGCACAGCACCTCAAGCAACTTCGTGAAGCAGCATCCAACTTCAGTGTTACTGACTTCTGTGTGTATGCTTATGAGGGTAACGTCAGTGTCTGTGTCCGAGATAAAAAGACTGACAGCAGTCACGTCTTCTCTGTCCCCATCGACAAAGTGATGTGGGAGAAAGAATTCTGGCAATCCAAACCTCTGCATGAGCGTAACTTCTGCTACTGCTTGAAGATGGAAAACCTCAAGATCCTTGACGGCACTTATCACATCTGCATTTCCGATAGCGGTGTGATCAACTTTGTTTCCCTTGTGGAATCTTCTCTCAACTATTTCATTGCACTGGAGCCTAATAACGACTGATGCCTAAAAAACTGTTTCTCTGGGTTGAAAAGTTTCGTCCGAGGACAGTTGACGATTGCATACTCTCAGACGTGACTAAGGCAGTCTTCAGGGGGTATGTAGAGCAAGGAGAAATCCCCAATCTACTGCTCCCTGGGTCTGCTGGTATTGGCAAAACTACTGTTGCCAAAGCATTATGTGAAGAGATCGGTCTGGACTATATCTTGGTGAATGGATCTGACGAAGGTCGTCACCTCGATACCGTCCGCACCAAGATCAAGTCGTTTGCATCTTCTCAATCCCTTGTTGGTGGTAACCACAAGGTCATTATCATTGATGAGGCAGACAATACCACCCCAGATGTCCAACTCATCTTGCGGGCAGTTATCGAAGAGTTTCAAAACAACTGTCGATTCATCTTCACTTGCAACTACCTCAACAAAATCATCGATCCCCTCAGGTCTCGGTGCTCTATTGTTGATTTGTCTGTCAAGGGTAAGGAGCGTCAAGTCCTTGCTACTAAGTTTCTCAACCGTGTCTGTGACATTCTCGATGGTGAGAGTGTCGAATATGAAAAGAAGATTGTTGCTGAAGTTGTTGGTAAGTATTTTCCAGACTTCCGACGCACTCTTAACGAGTTACAAGCATATGCATCCACTGGTCAGATTGACGTGGGCATCCTGGGTAAGGGTAACTCACAAAGTCTGGATGCTTTGGTCTCATATCTTAAGGATCGTGAGTTTACCAAGATGCGTAAGTGGGTTGTTGCCAACTTAGATAATGATTACAAGGTAGTCTTCCGTCAACTCTATGATAAACTGTATGACTATCTGCAACCAGCATCTATTCCTGAGGCAGTATTGATTATTGGTGAGTATCAATACAAAGCAGCATTTGTTGCTGACCTTGAGATCAATACGGTTGCATTTCTCACCGAGATTATGATGAGGTGCGAATTCAAATGAAATACACAGAGAAACTGTGGTTTCCCGTCCGAGTTTGGGAGTTTAGGAGCGATCCTTCTCTCCTAAATCGGGCGCTTCTTGATATGGAGACCACTGTATTCAGGTCATATAACCCTGATGGTGGAGTGGGGACAAGTTTTCCTCACCTAGAGACATATCCACAGTGGCAACCCCTTACAAAATGGTTTGAGAAGTGTGCTAATGAGTTGCTCCATCGAAATGGATGGATAGCTAGCGAGCTTCGTGTCACATCTATGTGGGCAAATAGAAGTGATGCTCGCTCAGGGCACCACCACACCCCACACAGGCATCCCATGTCCTATCTGAGTGGCATCTACTACGTCCAAGGAAGCGCTCCTACGATGTTTGTAGACCCTTTAGCGCAGCGAGAATGGGCACAGTTGCATCTAGATGGTGGTCCCCTTGAAGAGACCCGTATAACCTACTCTCCTGCCCCTGGGACGCTTCTAATCTTCCCTTCCTACCTTGTGCATGGGTCTGTGCCTAATGATAGAAACGAGGATAGATATACTGTGGCAGTGAATTTTTTCCCACATGGTGATATCAATATGGGAGCATGGGATCAACCTATGATGCATATACAATGAAAGTCAACCAACTATTCCCCGTAATCGTACCCGAGTTTCAATATGAAGGAGATCTTGAGAAAGTCATTTCATATCTTGACTCTGTGGAGCAAGCACAGTTTAATTTCCCAGAAGGCGTCTACACTACGAAAGGGGATCTTCACAAGCATGATGCCCTCTCAGAAATAACTGCATGGTTTTATGAATGCTTGAATGAATATAAGCAAGAGTTTGCACTGCAGTGTGATAGACTTGACATCAGTTTGATGTGGGCAAATCATGCACCCTCAGGATCTGGCGTGGGTCACCCCCGCCACCGTCATAACATGTCTCTTGTTTCTGCTGTGTTTTATCTTACTAAGGGAGTAGCAACGGTCTTTCACGATCCTGTCTATCCCAGGACCATGGATTGCATGGAGGTTATGTCTGATAATCTTTATGCTCGTGGTGGTCCTATTGAGAAGATCTCAGCAGACCCTGGGAAACTAATCTTGTTTCCCTCATGGTTGGTCCATGAATCTGATCGCCATTTCTTTGACTATGATAGGTGGACTATTAGTTTTAATGCTCTACCTGCAGGGAATATCAACCCTGGACCCTTTGATTATCCTATGGCAAACCTGAAAGTGTTATGAGATACATTAAGACCCCGCTTCGTTATCCTGGAGGTAAGTCCAGAGCAGCAGAGAAACTCATGCAGAGTATGCCTAATCGCATCTCTGAGTTTCGTGAGCCTTTTATTGGTGGAGGATCTGTTGCACTTCGCTTCAGTCAACAGTATCCAGACACTCCAGTCTGGATAAATGACAAGTATCTTTATCTGTATAACTTCTGGACCCAACTTAGGGACCATGGTTATGATCTTTCTGAAGCACTGATTGAGGAGAAAAATGCTGCAACTGATGAGTCAAAGTCTAGAGATCTCTTTAATGGAGCAAAGGAAGAAATATCCACCGCTAGTCCTTTTCGTCAAGCTGTGCTTTTTTGGATTCTTAATAAGTGTAGTTATAGCGGACTGACTGAAAACTCTGCCTTCTCAAAGACTGCATCGATCCAAAACTTTACTGTCAGGGGAGCACAAAACCTGAAGCAGGTGTCTGCTGTCATTAAGAATTGGACTATCACATGTAAGGACTATACTGAGGTGCTCACTCCTCCTGGTGAGGATGTGTTTATCTTCCTAGATCCTCCCTACAAGATCAAGAGTTATCTTTATGGCACTAACGCTGAGTTGCACAAGGGATTTGATCACAAAGCATTCGCTGAAGCATGTGATGCTTGCACACATAACTGGATGGTGACGTATAATATTGATGATGAAATCTCTCAGTGGTTTGAAGAGTATCACCAAGAGAATTTCCAACTCACTTATGGTATGCAGCACCGAGGATCCAAGAATAGGACCCAGCAAGAGTTGCTGATCACCAACTTTGAAAACAAAACCACATCACCTTTGGAGGTCCTCTTTGTCTGAGCAATATAATCCCTTCGACTATGTTAACTCTATCAATCTAAAGACAGTTAACTACACAGGTGACGAGGGTTATATGCGTCACTACCCTCCCTTCATGGTGAATCGTGCTATGTCTTATCATCTAGACACAGTGATACATTCAAATGAGATGAATCGTATGCACACTCTCGATAAGGACATGCAATATCACTTTTACCTATATAGTGTTAGAAAATCGAAAAGGTTTTCCTCCTGGGGTAAAAAGGATACACCAAAGGATCTTGATGTGATCAAGGAATATTATGGGTATTCAACCGAGAAAGCGAAAGACGCTCTCCGTCTACTTTCTAAGGAGCAAATTAAAGTAATTAAAGCCAAGTTGGATACTGGAGGATTGAAATGAGTGAAGAGATCACATGGTCTCCTAGCATGATGGTTGAAGT